GCTCAAAGATTAGGCTATCCATTAATGGATGTAGAACTACAATCAGGTTCTTTTTATGCTTGCTTTGAGGAAGCTATTACTACATACGGGAATGAAGTATTTCAGTATAAAGTTAGAGAAAACTACCTTTCATTAGAAGGTTCTTCTACTAGTAATAGCATTAACAATACATTAATTAACCCTTCTTTAGATAGAGTAGTAAATATATCTAAAAACTACGGTACAGAAGCCGAAGTAGGTGGGTTTGTAACAAGATACACTGGTTCTCTTCAATTATCAGAGAATGTACAAGAGTATGACTTAGATGCTTGGGCAGTTAGCGAAGGTATTAGTGGTTCCATAGAGATACGTAAAGTATTTTATGAAGCTCCACCTGCGATTCTACGTTACTTTGACCCTTACGCCGGTACTGGAACAGGTATTCAGTCATTAATGGATGCTTTTGACTTTGGATCTTACAGTCCAGGTGTAAACTTTCTACTTATGCCTGCTTCTTTTGATATATTAAAGGTTCAAGCTATTGAATTTAATGATCAAATTAGAAGATCTGCTTATTCTTTTGAATTAGTTAATAATAAGTTAAAGATATTCCCTATCCCATCAGCAGATTCAAGTATTCGCTTTGAATATTATAAAGTAGATGATAAAAAAGCTGCTAGTCTACTAGATGGAACAGGTTTAATTACTAATGTAGCCGAAGTTCCTTTTAATAACCCTTCTTATGAGGGTATAAACAGTATAGGACGTCAGTGGATCTTTAGATATACCTTAGCTTTAGCAAAAGAACTACTAGCTTATGTAAGAGGTAAGTATCAAACAGTACCAGTACCTGGTTCTGAAGCAACTCTTAATCAAGCCGACTTGTTGACTGACGCTAGAGCAGAAAAAACTGAATTAATCACTAATTTACGTGAAACTTTAGATCAAACTTCAAGACAATCACAATTAGAACGTAAAGCCAGTGAGTCTGACAACTTAAGAAAGACTTTAGGCGATGTTCCAATGACAATATACATAGGATAATGAAGTTATCAGATATTATACTAGAAATAGAGTATAGAACCTATGAAGCTATGGTGAAAGTTACCTACGGTGATGAAGGATCTAAAGGATATGATGATGCTTTACGAGCTTTACCAGGAGTAACCACTGTTACAATAGCATCAGAAGACAGTAATAGTAGTTTAGCTACATATAAAGTAAAGATTATAAGCCAAAAAGAAGCTTTAGAAGCTTTTAAGGCGTTTAAAGATAATGCTACTTCTAAGTATAGTAATATTATTAAAGTAGAAGTAGGAGAACAAACAATAGAAGAGAAGTAATGCTATTTGGATCTAATAGAGATTTTGATTTACTAGTAGGAATCAGTAGAGAACTGGTTAATGATCTTATTGAACAGGAGATTATATACTATAAACTTAGCTTAGAGGATACTGAAGCTAATCTCTATGGTGAAGCTTTAACTAAAAATTACTGGTCACCTTTAAAACTTAACTGTATGATTACTAGAGGGGATCAAGTAGTATCTTCTGACGATTTTGGACCTGATTTAAATAGAGAAGCATCATTTGCTTTTATTAGACAGGACTTAGTAGATGTAAATATGGTACCTGAAGTGGGCGATATAGTAGTTTGGAATGAAGACTATTATGAAGTAGATACAGTTAGAGAGAATCAACTATTTGTAGGTAGAGATAAGTCATATAACTTAACTAACTACGGTGATAAATTTGGTTCTTCAGTATCAATTATAGTAGATTGTCACCAAACAAGAAGAGAACGTACAGGAATCACACATTCTACATCAGAATTTTAATAATACTAGTCTAATATGGCAGATAATAACGTAAATCCTAAATCTCAAAGAGAACTTTCACAAGATTCTATCGAAACTTATAAGGTAGAAGGGTATGAAGGTGAAAAGGTTGAGGTAGAGACTGGAAAGAAACGTGAATATCAACGTTCTGTCAAGGATGATGATGTTAAACGTCTCAGTATTGGTCTTAGAGATATAGATGAAGCTATATTTTACTACTTTAATAATGTTATTAAACCTTCCGTAGTACAAAACGGCACTAGAAAGAACGTCCCAGTAATATATGGTTCACCAGAACGATGGGCTTCAGTACAAAAAGACGGTTTCTATAGAGATAGAAACGGTAAAATACAAGTTCCTCTTATTATGATTAAGAGAGACAGTGTAGAAAAGAATAGAAACCTTGGAAACAAGATGGACGCCAATAATCCTACACAGTTTGGAGTATTTGAAAAGAAATATTCTAATAAAAACCGCTATGATAGATTTTCAGTACTTAATACTAGATCTATTACTAAAGAATACCAAGGAGTAATTATACCGGATTACGTTAACATAGCATATAGCTGTACAATCTTTACAGAGTATGTAGAACAAATGAATAAATTAATAGAGGCAGTCAATTTTGCATCAGATGCTTATTGGGGAGACCCGGAAAAGTTCAATTTTAGAGCAATGATTGATACTTATACTACAACTACTGAACTTTCACAAGGTCAGGATAGAAGTGTAAAGACTAATTTTACTATTAATTTATTAGGACATGTTATTCCTGACGGTATTAATACATTACCGCAAGGTAATATGAAATATATGAATAAATCAGCAGTTTTATTTGGAGTAGAAACTGTAAGTAATATAGAAGACCTACTATAATGGCAAGAAGATATTCAAACCCCAGAATTACATCAAGAACTATCAGGTTTTATGACCAGGCTAGTTCTAAACTTAATACAATTAATATAGAAGAATCAATGACAGCAGAACAAAAACTATATCTTGGATTAAATAAGGCTTATTCAAGTAATACTAAAACAGTTGTAGTTAATGAGGTAGCTAAGACGGTCTTATGGCAAGATTTAACTTTTGCTACCCCACCTGCAGGATTTCCACCTCTTACTAAGACAGATTTTACACTATTTATTAATGGAGTCATAGTTGAAACAGACGCCATTGACTCTATTGTACAAAATGGCAGCGATGTCTTGGTTTCGTTTAACACCGGTCTGAATTATATCATAGAACAGATTGATGAATATATGATAACCGGGAAATTCGCTTAGTAGATGGCACTAATTCAGTGGAAACAGATAAATCCTGAACTTTTAGGGAATGGACAACTTACAGGTTCCTTAGAGGTAACAGGATCTATAATACTTAACGGAGTAAACCTCTCTGCCGGATCAGGCGGTGGGGGAGTACTACCTGCTGGTGTTATATCGGGTTCCCAACAGATAGAGGATCTCGGTTTTGCACTTACTTCTTCTGTATCCGAATTAGAAACTAGAGTTGACGGATTATCCGCACTGACATCTTCATATCTCACTTCAATTACTTCTTCTAATATAGAAGAATTAGCTAATGTTGATACAACAGGTATAGCAGATGGGCAAATACTTGCATACAACAGTACTTCTGGTAAATTTGTACCAACTTCTGCAGGTCAAGGAGATATAACAGCAGTATATTCTGGTGTTGGTCTAGATGGAGGTGGAACAACCGGCATAGTAGCGTTAGAAGTTAAAGTATCAGACGGATTATCTGTAGATAATGATGGAGTAAGGTTAGATACCGGTTCAAATCACTTTATTTCAGGAGTAATAGACTTAAGTATTTTTCAACAAACAGGTTCATATTATTCAACAACAAATCAACTTCAGGTAACAGGAAGTTTAACTCTTAGAAGAGATGAATCAGGTGATGCATTTTCAATATACTCTGGGTCAGTTAAAACCTTTGGAGTATCTAGTGAAGGTGTATTAAGACTAATGTCACATTCTATAGCTCCAACTGCAGTACCTGGAGGGTTATATTTTGATGAAAATTATGACCTGTATATTGGACAGGAATAATAAAAAGGACATATTTATAATAAATTAAACAAATAAATTTCATACTATGCCAACTTGGAAGAAGCTCGTCGTATCAGGCTCGAATATTAGTCAGCTCGTAAACGACGTTAATTACGTAATCAATACCCAAGATAATGCTTCCTTAAGCGGATCATTCTCAGGGTCTTTTTACGGTGATGGATCTAACATAACTAACGTACAGGCCTCGACAATAGAATATGCAAATATTCTAAACAAGCCTACTTTAGTTTCTGGATCAAGTCAAGTCACCATTAGCGACACTACTGGATATACCGCATTCAGTTCATCTATTGACGCACATTTAGACGCTAACATTTCAGCTGTAAATACTTCTATTAGTAATTTATCAGCTTCTGCAGCTACTGCTAATACAAACCTATATAGCGATGTAACATCAGATATCTCAAGCTTGTCATCTTCAGTAGATGCACATCTTGATGCTAACATTAGTGCAGTTAATACTAGTATTTCAAATCTAAGCTCTTCAGCGCATAGTCAAAGAGTAGCGATCGAGTCAGATTTATATACTGAAATTTCTACCGTTTCTGCTTCATTTGCTACTAGTCAAGCTACCCAAGACGGTAGATTAAATAGCTTAGAAAGCTTTACTGCTTCCTTAGATGCTACTTATACTACTGATGCAGAATTAAATGCTGCAACTGCGTCACTTAAGACTTATGCAGACAGTGCAGTCGATACATTATCAGGTTCAGCAGCAACAGCAAACAGTAATTTATCATCTGATTTAACTTCGGCATATCAATCAGCTGATTCTGCATTATCTGGTTCAGCTCATTCACAAAGAGTAGCTTTAATTAGCGCATTAAGCTCTTCAGTAGATGCTCATTTAGATGCAAACATCTCAGCAGTTAACACAAGTATTAGCAACCTTTCTTCTTCCGCGGCTACTGCTAATACTAATTTAAGTGCTTCAGCAGCTCAGGCTAATGTTAATTTATCATCAGACCTAACTTCTGCTTATCAATCAGCTGATTCAACATTATCTGGTTCAGCTCATTCACAAAGAGTAGCTTTAATTAGTGCTTTATCAGGATCAGCTCATACAGCTAATGCTAATTTAGCGAGTGATCTTTCAATTGATATTGCAAGTTTATCTGGTTCAGCACACTCTCAAAGAGTTGCACTTTATAATCAACTAGATACAGATTTAGATAACGTTTCAGCTTCTTTTGCTACAACAATTGCTAACCAAGGAACTGACGTTACTAACCTTATCTTATCTCAATCAGATTTTGACTCTGCAATTAGTTTAGACGGAACTAATGTAACAGTTATTGGTAACCTAAACGTTTCTGGTACTACTACGTATGTTAATTCAACTCAAATTGAATTAGGAGATAACATCCTAGAACTTAACGGTACAGGATCTAACTTTGCCGGTCTTAAAGTAAATGACAATAATGGTCCTGCTTCTGGTTCATTATTATGGGATGGAATAAATAACCAATGGATTGCAGGCGGTGAAGGATCAGAATCTAAGATCTTACTTGCTACCGGTGATAATGTTGTATCAGGATCATCTCAAATTACAATATCAGATACTACCGGGTATACTGCATTTAGTCAATCTATTGATACTCATTTAGATGCTAACATTTCTGCAGTTAACACTAGCATCACTAACTTATCATCTTCTGTAGATGCTCATTTAGATGCTAATGTTTCAGCATTAAATACAAGCATTTCTAACCTTTCAGGTTCAGCACATACACAGAGAGAAGCTCTAATTAATGCTCTTAGCTCTTCAGTAGACTCGCACTTAGATGCTAACATTTCTGCAGTAAACAGCAGTATTAGTAGCTTATCTAGCTCTGCTCATTCACAGCGTTTAGCAATCGAGTCAGGCTTAGATACAGATATTACTAGCTTATCTTCATCTTTAGCTACAACAATTAGCGGACTAAGCCAGACATTATCAATTTCTGGTTCATCAGGAGATGTAGATCTAGATCTTAAAACTCAAGACTTAACTATCGCAGGCGATGGAGGTGGAATTTCTACTTCAATCTCTGGAAACACAATCAGTCTTGTTTCTAACGGAGTAGTATCTAGTTCAGCTCAAACAGTAGCTAACCTAGTTGGAGAAGACATAGTTGCTAACTCATTCTCAGGAAACGGTGCAGGATTAACCGGAATTACAGTAGACCAAGCTGCTACAGTTTCTAGTACATTCACCAATGTAACTTCAACTACAGTTTCTCACAACTTCGATAGTAGAAATGTTAACATCGTAGTTTACGATTCAGATTATAAGCAAATTATTCCTGCTTCTGTAACTTTAACTACTACCAACTTAGCTACAATCGAGTTTTGTGAAGCTACTACAGGTACAGTAGTTGTTGCCAAAGGTGGACATATTGTATCAGGATCAGTTGCTGCTTCTAGCATTGACGGATTAAACGATGCAATTAATGAATACTTAGATATAGACGGAGTAGTTTCTAGCTCAGTTCAAATCGATATCGAGCAAACAACTAACTTCTCTTCATTCAGTGCTTCTATTGATACTAGATTAGGAGGAGGAGTATCAGAACTATCTTCTTCAGCAGCTCAAGCTAACACAGACTTAAGCTCTTCATTTGCAACTACAATCTCAGGATTAAGCCAAACATTATCAATCTCTGGTTCAACTGGTGATACTGATGTAGATCTTAAAACTGAAGACTTAACATTTGCTGGAGACGGTGGAGGAATTTCAACTTCTATTACCGGTAATACTGTAAGTATTGTATCAAACGGAGTAGTATCTGGATCATCTCAAGTAGTACTTTCTAGTACAACAGGATATACAGCATTTAGCTCATCTATTGATGCACACTTAGATGCAAATATTTCAGCACTATCAGCTTCAGCTCATACTGCTAACATCAATCTATCATCTTCTGTAGATGCTCACCTAGATGCAAATATAGCAGCAGTTAATACATCTATTAGCAATGTAAGTTCATCATTTGCTAGTACTATTAATAACTTGAGCTCTACCTTAGCGATTTCAGGATCCACTGGAAATGACACAGTTAACTTAGTTAACGATTCATTAACAATTTCTGGAACTGCAGGAGAGATTGAAACTACTGTAACAAACAACCAAGTTCAGATTGGAATTGTAACTAACCCAACTCTTACAGGTAATGTAACAGTAACAGGAGATCTTACAATCCAAGGTGATACAATCCAAGCACAAGTTACTAACTTGAACGTAGAAGATAGATTTATCTTACTTAACTCAGGAAGTAACTCTGGTGACTCAGGTATTATCTTCGGTGGATCTGATGGAACAGCAAACGAAGGATCTGGAATCTTCTGGGATTCTCCATCTAACATATTTGGATACTCTTCAGGAATTGG